CCCTGCCTCATCGCATATTAGAAGCTGTGCATAACCACCACGAAGGTTCTCAGCATTACCATTATCCGTACCTGCAATTTGTATTTCAGAACCGTTTGGGAATTGATAAACTTTATCATTTGCCTTCCACATATCTTGTAAATTATACTCTTCTGGTGCATCTTCAAATATAGTCCTCATTATGGGCTTAATAATCGTTGTCACCATTCTTTGCTTTGGACATGCGTATTTTACAATAGCGTTAGGTATTCTTATACAAAGTTCTACTGCTGCAAGACAATTAGTAAAAGATTTCCCAAAACGTCTTGATACCAATATACAAGATACGTCATGTTGTGCGTCCATTATGTTTCTATAGATATCTTCTTGTTTTCCTTTAAGCTTCCAAGAAAGTTCTCCCATACGCCATAGTTTATGTTTTGCTGCACGTTTTTCTGGGCTATCCTGTTCTTTCTTCTTGGGGACTTTCACTATTTACCTTTAACTATACTAAAAAGCTCACCTACATCTTCGGTTTTAAGCTTATTTCCTTTAGGTTTCTTAGTGCTTTGACCCCTAATAAGCCTTAAATTCTTTATAAGTATGTCTAATTGTTGGGTATCATCCTTACCAAAAGTACCATTTTCGTACAGTTTTTTAAGGTGTCCTATGCCTTTTACGCATATATACTCCTCTTCTGATATAGAATCTAGTCCTTCTATCTCATCTTCTAGGTCATTATCAACAATAACTTGCTTCATTTTCTGGTTTTCTGACTCTAATTCTAGTATTTTTTTGTTAAGTGATGCAATTTCAAACTCTACATCACTATAATCTGTCTTATCTGACATAAAAACTCCTACCAAACTGCGTTTTGAGACTTTTCTCTTTGTTTTTGTGCCATATTGTACATTCCTACAACAGTTTTGACATCTTCAAGCTCTTTTTTGTGCTTTTCAATCTCTTCTTTGAATAATTTTGAATAATCTGGTGTTTTTCTTGAATCTAGGTACAATTTATACCCACATAATGCTGAAAGTGCGATAATAATGATTGAATCTGCGATTTGAGGCTGTTTATAGTGTGATAATCCTAAAAACGATACCAATAATAAGTACGGTAGTACTTCTTTTAACTTTTCCATGTCTTTTCTCCTGTAAAAAATCAAGTCTAGTCCTTATTCGGGTGTAGATCTCTTCTTTTTTCTTCCTATTTTGTTTCTTATCTTTGAAAACTTGCGTTTTTCCTTGTAAGTTGGTTTTTTAAGCTTATCCGCATATATTTCTTTGAACATAGGATCAGCTTTTCCGAATGTTAATCCGCCATATGGCTTATTTTTATCGTTTTCCATATTTTTTCATAAGCATTTCGCCTCTTTGAAGCTTTTCTTGCTTTAATCTCTCCATCATATCGTCTAATGCTTGTTTTCTCATCTGACTTTCCATCTCAGGTCTTGATTCTGCCATCATAGCTTCCATTGCAGCCTTTCTTTCCTCTGGAGATGCGTCTGGATTCTCTATAATACTATCAGGATCACCTGCTTCTTCTGGAAATGCTAACTCTCCTGCTAATCCTAGTGCTGCTCCTCCACCTAACTTACCTAATTTTCCTAGCTTACTTGCCATTTTAGGCATCTTCATACCTAATCTAGCTGTTTCATCTGCTATTGACTGAGGCTTTATACCTTCAGGAGCTTTCATTTTATCTGAATACTTCTTTAGGAAGTCCCTTGCGGCATCTGCTTCAGACTTATTAGCTGATTTTGCTGCAATTCTCTTTTCAATATCCCTAGCAAGTCTATCAGACTCGTCCAACTTAGTTAAATTCTTTTGCATTTGCTCTGGTTGAATTAGATCAGTCATATCTGGATCAGTAGCTGCCATCAATGCTTTTCTATAGTTATACAAGGAATCGTCTTTTCCTGCCATTATATCTCCTAAATTAATACTTCAGTTACTATAGTTGTTAAAAATTAAACATTTGACATATATAATAGTATTTAGTATTATTAATTAGGAGGTGTTTATGCCAATTGGACATGTGAATACAGATTATATACTATTTCTTATAAATGATGAAGATGAAGCTGCTATTAAAGAGAAAGTAGAGGAGATTGCATTTGCTATAAAAATGGAATATAGGATGATACAAGATCTTGGGGAGGACATGTGGGAATTTTAATAGGATACTTATTAGGTTTTGCTTTTGCATGTACTTATAGGTTTAATAAAATGGAAGGTGTAAGTAGTACGAAGATAATACTATCTAGTTTATTCTATCCTTTAGAATATATTATAGCTTTGTTTAATTTAGTAACAGTTTTCTTTGGAGTCTACCTTGAGTTCCAAATTATGATTTTATTATCGGATAAAGAAAAAGAAAACATGACAGATAACGCACTACAGGCATTGCGTGACAGACTTAACGAATTAGATGAAACAGAGGACGAAGATGAAGAAAAGTGACAGATGGTTAAAAGAATTGATGTCTATAGCACATATTCAAGGACTTACATGGGCTGATGGTACTAATGCCAGAGAACAAGCCTTAAAGCAATGGGTAGATGATTGGATTGTAGAGTATAACTTTAATCAAGATATTATAAAAAAAGGATTGGATGCAGAGGAGATGAGATTTATTCAACATCACTGTGCAACTCAAGTAGGTGAGATGCTCATGGAAGAGTCCTCCTACTATAATCTTAGTAAGGATAATGTATCAGTTAATGTCTTTACTTTAAGAAAAGGATAATAGATAGCCCTTTCGTTTTTCGTTTCACGAAAATACGAGGCTCCGACAAAGGTGTAATAATATGAAAACTTGGAAGGATTTTGAATTAGAAGTTGAAAAACTAGAACCACTTGACCCATTTCCACCAATGTACTATGTATGTTCTCATGGTGCAAGTGTTCGGTATCCTGTATTGGTAAGTAAAGAAAATGCAGATTGGCTAAAGTCAGAGGGAGCAAAGGTTTACACAAGGGAAGAGTATCTAAACTTGAGGAAAAGATTATGAAAGAACAAGATTTAAAACTTTACATGAACAAAATAATGGAGTGTACCGTAGTAAAAACAACATTTTACACAGCTATAGGACAGTTTGAATTTACTGGATCGCCAAAGGATTCTATGGTTAAGATGTCCGAATATATGATGTTATACGGTGATGTGATGTTCGATATTGAAAATATAAAGGTAAAAGAAATTGAAACTACTAATAGTAATTCTGACAATAAGCACTAGATTACTCGCATTTGAGCCTTGTACTGCAGATTTTACTTTACTTACTATAAAAGGTCGTATAGAGTTAGGTATAGCGTGTTCAACAGTATGGAAGCGTTATATAGTAATTTACCAAGAAGATAGACAGGAGATTTGGAAAAGATGGCTGATTTCAAACCAAAAGACGAAAAGTGTCCAGTATGCGATACCAAATGGACAAAGACAAACTTTGGAGCAAAAACATGGTACGACTGTAAACCATGTGGAAAGACTGCTGAAGACATTGTGGTTGTCAAATCCAAGGGTAAATCTGGTGGAACAAAAGAATACAAACTAGATAGCCTAGATGATTGGGAATCATTTATTGACATAATGAATATGGATGATGACTATGATGGGTTATTCCAAATGGAGTATTTTGCTGATATAGAACCTAGAAAGGGACATAGTAGTTACATATCTCCAAATAAGAGATATAAAGTTAAGTACATGACTAAGGCAGAGAAGTTTGAAATATGTAATGAATTAATGAGACAAGGTGTAATAGAAACTAATGAAGAGTTTTGGGATTTCCTACAAGGGGTGTAATATGAAAGAAAGAACTAAAGTAAAATTTGAAGACACAGACATAGCAACTGGTAATAGAAACGTCATTCATGGTACTATAGAGGCATTTAATGGCGACTATGTGTTTGTTGTAGGTTCTGATAACAAGTTCTATAAAGTATTTTATAATGAGCTAACTTATGTGGGGAGAGTATAATATGTTTAATGTAGGTGATAAAGTTTATTTTACTGATCCAGAAGATGGCAACATTCCTGCAGGATCGATTGGCATTATACAATCTCCAGAGAGCTATGATTGTTTCAATGTTAAGTTTGATAATATCAGACACAGAAACCCATATGTCGATAGTGAAACTTGGCTATGTTGTGGGACTAATTTAGAATTAGTCCCAAAAGACCCTCAGAAGCCTTCAGACGATCTAACCCTTACCATACCATTAGTTGAGGGTGCAGATTACCTTAGAGGGCGATTTACGGACTCTAGAGGGGATGTTTATAGTGTACATGTAGAGAAGATTCAGTGTTTAGCCCAAAAAGAAGTGTAATATGAATACAACAATCAGTAATTTATATAAAGATATTAAAAATACATTAGTTATGCCACATAAGCTATATCGACACCTATATGTTGAGTTTGAAAAGGACATATTAACTTGGACAGACCATAGTAAAGGGTATATATGTAATAAAAGGTCACTACATGGTATGGATTTAGAATCCAGTGCTTGGTGTGAAGAAAATTATGCGTATTATTGGGACAAACAAGGTAATGTACATAGTTTGATTATAGATTGGGACAAAGGAGTATTTAATGTTCCATCCGTTTGAGGATAAAGAAGAAGTAGAGAAGATTAAAAAAGAAAGGGATGATCTATTGCGACAATTAGAATCCTATGATATGGTAGATAGTGAGAAACGATTTCTAATCAGAAGAATAGAGGTTATAACAGAGAAGCTTTTAGAAAAAGCTAAGTACTCTAAGAAGGAGTAATATGTTAGAAGTACTTAGAATAATTATATTAACATGTCAGATATCTGGAAACAATCCATTTATTGTTAATAAAGAACAAAAAAAATGCCAAAGAGAGCTAATTGAATGTGTAGACAGTGTAAAAGTTAGTTCCGACAAAGGGGGCAGTTGGGGATCTGAAAGACTAATAGAATGTATAAAGGATAGACAATGAAAAAACTAATTAGAGACAAAATACCAGAGTTTATAGAAGATAAGTCCAGATTAAGCCAAGAGAGCGATCCTAAGCTTATCACACAGTATATTGCTGCCAAGGT